ATGTCTAAACCATTTCAAACACATAATAAACAATTAAAAATCTTGCGTTCTAGAAATCTAATCATTAAAGATGGATCTAAAGCAAAGTCCATATTAATTCGTGAAAACTATTACCAACTTATTAATGGATATAAAAATATATTCTTAGACCAAGTAAAAACAAAACAACTGAAAAATGACTACTTCAAAACCGGTACTACTTTTGAACAAATTTATGCTCTTTATGAGTTTGATAGAAATATTCGTCATATTTTACTTAAATATATGTTAATATGTGAAAATTCTTTAAAATCAAAAATTGCGTATCACTTTTCTTCTGAACACGGTAAAGAGCCATTTCCATATTTAAATATTAATAATTTCCAGACAAAAAGTTTTGAAAAATCATCTAGTCTAATTGCCTTATTATCTGATGTAACCAAAAATAATACAGATGCCCAAAATAAAACTGGTCCTTTTTTCCATTACTTTCACAATCACAAGGAACTACCATTATGGGTACTAGTAACTAAATTATCGCTAGGACAAATATGTAATCTTTTTTATAATCTCTCTTCAAAGATACAATCTTCTATTATTGATTCTGTACAAAATGAATTTAAACACAATTCAAACCAATATCATAGTTTTATAAGTTCCAATTACATTGAGGATTTTAACAAAGCTATCAATACTATAAAAGCATTTAGAAACATGTGCGCTCATGAGGGCAAAATCTATGACTATATTGCTAAAAATAGAAATGGCAAAGCTATATCTACTTCATTCTTTTATTTGTCATCACCGCCTGCCTATTCTGGAAATGTATATAGTTTAATTTTGCTATTGCGTTTTTTTCTATCTAAAAAGCATTACAAAGCTTTGATTCGACTCATTATATTGGAGATCACTGATTTAGGAAGTGAGCTACCTCCTTCTATTTTTTCTGAACTAGTAAAACGTATGGGCTTTCCTAAAGATTGGAAAACTTCACTAGATCAATATATCTAAAAATAACTATTCTGATTTATTCAGACATTGTATTATGTAAATGAAAAGTACAGATGGGACTAGTTCCTTTTATATATTTTTTCACCAATACACAAAGCACTCCCCGTCAAGGGAGTGCTTTTTCATACTATATTATTATTCTTCCACATCCATGATGGCATTGTGATACACATAACGCACATATTACCATCAACCATTGATATTAAGCTATTCTTGCAAAAAAGGTTGTGCAACGGTTGTGCAACCGTTCCCAAAAACAGTTTTTATTGATAATGTTATAAATTATTTTTTATACGTTACCGAAACATTTTATAGGCTAGTCCTCCTAATAAAAGCACCTCAATAAATCGGTGCTTTTGACTATTTTTCTTGTACTTCTTTATTTCTTCTTTCTGCTCTTCTAAGTATAGATTGGCTTTCTCCAATGAGATTTGCTGCTCTGTCAATTTCTGCTCTTGTAGATTTAATTTCTCCTTGGATGCTCTCAACTGTTCCTTCTGTTCTTCTAATAGCTGCTTCGCTTCTAGTAACGCTACTTTCGATTCGTTCGTTGATAGTTTCGCTACGTTCAACTGCATCTCTAATCTCTCGATTGAGTCTACTTGCTTCTTGTTGATTGTGTTGAGCTCTTCTAAGTTCTTGCTGAGCGTTTTGTATTCGCTTTGTGTTAAGGTCACTTCCTGTTCCGCAAATGTATAACATGGCACAGATAATAGTACCAACGCCAACAGCAAACATAATCGTGTGTTTCTTAATCCATAAAAGAATTGTTTCATACATTTCAACCTCCTAATATTGTTCCCATTCCGCATCATAACCTCGGACATCAATGTGTACAAATTGTAACCCATAATATCTACCAACACCATCTGCACCACACTCTTTGGCAATATCAGCTAATTCATCAATACTAATATCGTCTACCGTAATATCAGCAGCTGTACCTAATACATGTTGAGAGTTAGGAACTCCACCTACCTCACGATTGTGGTCTTCACAACGATATCCACTTTCGATATATACTGGTCGTCCTACACGTTCTCGGATTTTATCCAATACATCTACTAAACGTTTGTCAATAACATGATCTAATACATTTTTCCCATCTACTACATTATGTCGATGACATTTACAGGCAAATTCATAATCCTCAAAATAATTTCCAATTTTCATATATGTCTCCTTATAACTTAAATTTGAACTTACTTTCAATCATGTCTCTGATGGTATCTAAAAACTTTCCCATCATTACATTTCCACCATCACGCATATTTTCAAGGACACTTAAAAATTCTGCTGAGGCTAAATATAACCAAACTAAATTAACTACAAAGGCTTCTTTCCCTGCCATAAAATCAAAGCACCAACCTATGGCTGTGGCAAATACATAGGTCATTACCTTTGTCACAAAGGGTTTTCTCATATGTTTTGATGAAATTAACCCCTTTTCAAAAGCAGGAATGATTGCTACATACTTATCCCAAGCAGATATACTTTCTTTATCTGCTCCCGCTTCTACTAACATCTGATAGGCGATTGCTCCCCATCTAGTCAGCAAATCAAATAAGACTAATAAAATAAACACGCCCAGCACTTGAACGTGTTTTAAATTCATTAGCCATATAGCTGCACTACCCACAAAGGATAGCCCCACCTTTATAATCCATGACTCTACTAGAATATCTCGTAGAGATTCTAAAAATCCCATATCGTATACCATTTTACCTTTTAATACGCCTAAACAATAAAACTCATCAGATCTGGTTTATCTCTAGCTCTGTTCATAATCACTCCTACCATCTCTTTTGAAACAACATTATTCCTCTTTTTTGTCTTCCATATTCATTAAATCATTGTGGATACATCCCTCAGTAGGACAAGTACCATCTTGATTGAGTGTAGCATAACACCACTCGCAAAAGTGCATAACGGGAATATTGGAGTGTACTTCGTAGTTATCCATTTACTTTACCTCCTTAATCTTTGTAACCATTTCCTGTGTTAATTTTTTGTACTGTGCTTGTAAGTCTTCTACACTAACACCGCTTAATGTACGTCTTGCTAGCGTCTGTTCTAATGTTTCAAAACGTTTATCATAGTAGGCTTTAATCTCTGCAATCTGCTCCGCTTTAGTAGGTACTACGGGTTCGGGTACATAGTCGATAAAATTACCGTTGAGATAGCATTTATTATTATAAAATTCATTTTGCATTTCTTGATTACCTACTAGGTAAGTGTAATTCGGATATTGCATTTTAGCAAAACTTAATACTGATTCTTCTGTGTCTCCATGTAAACCTATTAAGTAGGTAGTTACTCGGAGACCTTTTTCATTTAAGACAAAAATATATTTATTCTCCATATAAACCTCCTTTACACACCTATTGCCATATATAGAACAGCACGCCTTGCATTTTTCGCCCCAATGGTTTCAGAAATTGTGACTGATGTTATGTCTAGCTTTTTTGTATTAACATGCGCTATCATCCCATCTGTACGTTGGGAAAAGTGGCTATAAAATATACCAAAACATCTTTTTCTAAATGCAATTGGAAAGGTTGCTGTATATTGCGCTGCTCCTGTTGGATGTAGTATATGTATAGCTCCAAATTGTATAATGACTGTATTTTCTCCTTGCCCAATTAAGATATACATTCCATTGTCTTGCTCTTCTTTTACTTGTACGTTTAACGATTGCCCTATGCTTTCTCCTACATCACTTAATAATTCTTTTACCACCGCCAATGTCGGAGCAAGGCTTGTATTTGTATCTGCCTTATTTGTTGTTAAAAGCTTTAAAACGGTTGTCACATCACTTTTTGTAATGTTTAACCCTTCATTATGTTTTGTTATATCCGTAACGGTTGCATCATAATCCCCATGATAATGCCACGAATCCCATGCAGTATAGAAGGTTCGATAGCAAATATTACAAGGTTTATTACTAGCACCATAGGAATAGAATACTTGTGTAATCTTATTGGTATCACTTTTAATTACCTGTACTACACCGTAGTAGTAAACACGGCTAGAGTTTGGTGCATTTTCCCATCCCCACATACTGGCTGTTGCTTCATACATTCCTGTATCAGTGAGATTATTCCAATCGTTGATACCTGTAGGCATAGGCTTCATACTCATGTATTTGTTAAGGTTATGTGCAGTGGCGTCTACATTATGTTCACTAATTTTAGTGTCAATAGAATTATTTATATCACTTACCTTTCTTTTCCCTTCTTCAATCGATGCTTGTAATGGAGAAATTAAGTCATGCCCAATATCGTTTTTAATAGTTCCTTTTAAGGGGGCAATCAATTCACGATTTATATCATTTTTTATATTCGTTTGAATCGTTTGTAGTTCACCTTTTGTCACCCAGTTAGTTATTTTGCTTTGTAGATCTGTTTGTGTTACACAATTTCCAATTTTACTTTGAAATTCTTCTTTTGTTACCCAATTACTAAGTTTACTTTGTAGTTCTTCTTTTGTTATCCAATTACCAGTTTTGGCTGCTCCAGCTTTATTGGCCCATTCTTTGGCTTTCTGCACCTCTGATGTAGCACTAGACACATATCCTTGCATATCTCTTACAATAGTGGCCGCATAACTTTTATATTCCTGTAATAGCTGATTCACAGTATCCCTCATCGATTCAGCTTCTCTATTCTTATCAAGAATCGATTGTTGCATGCTTTGAATCCCATTAGATATACCCTTTACTTCTTCTATAGCTTGTTCTAAATTGTGTGCATGACCTTCTGCAGCGATTGCCTTTTCAATAACGCTTGCTTTTAATTGATTAATTTCTTCTTTAGTAGCTATAGTAGAGGATTGTATGTTACGTAATTCTGCTATGGAGTTTTCCATAGTTCCGACATAACCCTTTATTTCTCGTGCTTTAGTTTCTACAGCTCCTACACTTTGTAAGATATCACTATTTTTTAATCGTCTTGTAATATCACTTTCTACTTGCTCTAAGCTTTGTAACACGGTCTGCTGTGTAGATCGTATTTCTTGCTTGGCTCTTTCCTTCAATGTTTCAGTATCTCTATCTACACGACTAAGCTTTTCTTTAATTTCACCATACATCGTTAGTGATTCTGTGTGGATTCCATCTATTTGCACTTTAATTCTATCAATATTAGCTTTGGTAGTAGTCATTTCGCTTGTAATACGTTCCACTCCTTCAAATGGATTTTCTACAAGCTCTATGGCATTTCTTTCACGGTTGACCCGTAAATAAGCATTTCCTATTTGTGTAGGAATCACGGTATCAAACTGTTCTGATAGCACTTGTAATGGAATACCCTTATGGTGGCTGCCTAATTCCTGTATCATGCGAACAATCTTATCTAATTGCCCTTGTAATGCTGTATAAATCGGTTCATTAGGTAACTGTAATGTATTATTCCGTGGAGTTTCTCTAGTAAGCAATATACTTTCATTCCTTGCAAGTGGAGTACCATTCTTTGGATACATATATTGTTTACTAGTAGGATTAAACTCAAAATTTGTAGAAACTCGTTTTGTTTTTCCATTACTGATGACATAACCTACAATGTCCTCTTTCCTTGTGAATGAATAGGGATATGCAAAGGTTTTGTTCTGACCATCCCCTTCGTATATGATACTCACTCTTTCATCATTAACCATGTGTGTCTCCTTTCTACAGTATCTTTACATATAAAAGGAGCTACCCACGTTAGATAGCTCCTAACTACTATTTTCTTTTTTCTTCACGACTTCGAAGATTCTTATCAAATGCAATGGCTGTAATTAAGTCCCTTAGGGTTGCCTCTGTATTAGAAAATGACCATTTTGCCAGTGTCCAAAAACCATCGGTAAAGGTATCACTAAACCCTGTGAGACGATTGCTCACCTGGCTTGTTGACCGCATCACATCAATCCAAGATTTTTTACTGCTTTTCACATTTCTGTACAACTCTAATAATTTTGGCATTAGACTAAGTGCAACAGTTTCATTTCCTTTACTCATACTCGGTTTTCCCATAGCCATATCCATAGCCAAGGAAACTCCATCTCGTAGTATAGGCAACCCTACAAACGATCCTGTAACCACTGACGATAACATTTTTTTCAAAAGACTTTCTGTATCATCGTCATCACCGTCCCACGTAGACCGTAATAAAGCCTCTGACATATTCTGTAATACTACCCAGAATAAGATGTGGTTAAAGAGTTTCATATAATCTTGTTTATCTACGACGGCATACCCACCCTCAACCAATGCATTTAAAACTGTATTAGCATACGTATAAAATGGTGTAAATAAAGCCACTAAGCTATTTTTCTTTCGTTGTAACTCTACAGAATCTTTCGTATCCCCTGAACCAAACACTCTACGAACCTGTCTATCCGCTGCTGAAATAGCTTCCGTTTCAATATATTCTCGTTCTAACCCCTTAGGCAATAGCTCCGCTACTTTCTGCTCATACGCAAACTTCCATAACGGCATAGACAACATTAAATCTGTTTCTGTGATAAATACATATCCATACCGACTAATCGTATCTCGTACCTCTTTTGTCATGTACTTGGTTTCAGATATGCTCCGTCCAATATCGCTATTAGGAAAGAAGGTCATACCTTTACCGCCAATGCTTAACCCTTCATGTAAATCATGATCTAGCGTATGTATACGCTCACGTAAAAAGATACTTCGCTCCATAACGAATTTTCGGTTTGATACATACCTATCAGATAAAGGGTATCCCATAAACTCTGTAATCGCTCGGACTGTATTTAGTAAGCCAATTTCTTTTGTCATCGGAATCACATTCAATACATTAAGTAAGGCTGTACTCGTCCTATAGGACATAATAGCCATAGATGTATTTCGTCTTAAATCTTGCAATACTCTATCTAACCGTGAAGATTTACTAATCTCACTCTGCCAATTATCTCGCACCCAGGTCTTCAACATTTGTAATGTTTCTACACCTGTAGTACGAACAATATAGTCACTGAGTGCCCGATTATTTAATAAACGATTCACATCCGTAGCTGCTTCACGCATACTAATATGGTTAATCGCTTCATCAATAGCACGTGGAATCACATCAAAGGATAGTAGTAGCTTTTTCCCTTTCACTAACTGTACACGACTTTTGGTGGCACTCATCCCCATACCCCATACAGCGCTAGATGACATTTGTGATTTTATAATATCTTCTACTTCATAATCCTTAGCAGCACCATCTACAGTCGGATCATATACGATAGGATAATATTGTCCACGAATCTTGCGTCCATTAATGGTGAAAGTCACACCTCTTTCTTTGTGCATAGGTGAACCATATAATCGCTCTTGAACGGCGCTACGTTCTGCATAATAAGAATTGATAAGTTCCCATGTTTTCTCCACAAAATCCCAATCTTTATCATCCAAGAACTCACTAAAAGCTTTATCTATTAGAACTTCTGCTTCTTCCTGGTCACTTAACCCTACCGTTTCAATAACACGTTGCCGATTATTTTTTGTCCCCCAGTTTAAAGCTAAGGCTAATACCTGCTCTTTAGTCATGCTATACACGGTACCAATGTTATACATACGTTCCGTTCTAATATGAAATAGTTCTTTTTTCTCGTACACCTTCATCACTTGTTGTAAATTACGAGTGGCATCTTCTAACATCTCCTTGCCTTTTACAGTGGCTCTATTAATTGGTTCGTAGATATAACGATTCCATACACCAGATTTATCATCATCGTACCGACGAAGTATAGTTTCTACTTTTACTAGGCTTAACATATATCCAGAGAATGTATCTTGTAACCGTCCAAAGAATCCTTGCTGATTGGCTTGCGTTAATAAATCCTTAGTATTTGATTGTAATCGCTTACTACCTTCAATGATAAGTTCTGCGCCTGCATCTTCGAAAGAGATACTTTCGCCTTGTTCATTTAGGATACTTACACCTTCAAACTGTTGTGCACCTTGTGTATACACTGCTTTTATTAATTGTCCCATATCTAGTAATTGGTCAAATGTTAACTGTTTCCATGATTTTGGCTTTTCTAATAGCTCCATAATCCATGGGTCTAATGTCATCTTGGTTTCCGCTTTATCCTGGAACTCCGCATCAGGATCGAGCAATAATAGCACGTCCCCAATAGTAAACCCTTTAGATGGTTCTATACCATCACGATTGACTAAATTTAATTGATACATCATATGTTGAATAAAGTATCTAGCAGAAGAGTGAATCCGTTTAGGTGATTTAGGTCGTGAAATGCTTTGGTACTTTTTCTTTAAATCCCTTTCTAACGTTTCCACCTCACGTAAATTATCATAGGCTGCACGTGCCATGGCTTGATAATACAACTGCTGTTGCTTATGATGAAAGGCTTCATCCATTTGCCCCTTTGAAATAGCAATATCTGCCTTTCTTGCGGAGCTAGCGCTTTTATTTTGGTACGTTTTAAATGAAGTAGCCTGTGGGATTGTCATAGTTCGCAAGGCATTATGGGCTTTCTCCATCATATCTTCTGTACTCCATAAGGATAAGCCTCGCAAGGCTCGCATGTTACTAATCCCTGTTTGTAACTCTTCTTGTAGTTTTTTTATTTCTTCACTCTGCTGTGCTGAATCTTTTTCTTGTAATTTCCGCACTTTCTTTTGTACTTTATCATCTTCTATAGCAGATGCTACACGTTCAATAGATGATGGATCATTGACATCGATATCTCCTAAAGCGCTAATAAGCTCAAAATGTTTTGCTACTGCTTTATTTGTATCTTTACGAATGGCTTCCGCTTCATAGGCAGTAATTCGTTGCATTCCCTCTGTGGTAAGCAAATACTCTTCTGCAATCCTTTTAACCGCTTCATAATCATGTGTAAATCGCTCTACTTCTTCACGCTTAGATTGTATCTCCTTTGCAACCACTTCCTTCATAGGTCCTATACCATCGTTAACTTCCCCATCTATAAGAGCCTGTTCGCTATGGTACGGTGTCCCTTCTAGTCCAGCTACACCAAAGGCATCAAAACGTACTCTTGCTTGATACACTGGATATTGTTCTACTAATTGTCGCTGCAACGTTTCTTCTAGTTCTGGAATAGAGGCTTCAAACTCTTCTAGTTTTGTATTGGACAATTCTTTCATATACGTAGTAAGCACTTTTTCTTTTGCTTTTTCTCGAATGCGATCGAGTTTTTCTTGCCATTCTACTTGCTTTTCTTCTGTGAAAGATTGATATAGCCCCGTTCTTTCAAAGCTATCTAATCCCTGCTGTGTGATATAGGAATTGATATCCTCTTCCGTTGCAAGCATACGTGCCATGACATCTTGCACCTCTTTAGGTGGTATTCCGCCTAGGAGTGTTACACTTTTATATAAAGCACTGAGCCATTCTTTAAAACGACGAAATATACGTTCCAATACTTTTGTTGGTGCTTTTCCTTCACGAACATAGGCTTCAAAACCTGTTGCAAATTTCTCATGTGCTTCTGTATTATTAGCTCCTTCTGTATCTGACCATCCACTCCACTCTTTAATGGTATTCCAATCCTCTACTACTTGTTTAGGAGCACCATCCATTGTGGCAAGCATACGCAAGTCTTCTAAAAAGAGATGACCACTTTCATGGATAAAGGTAGAAAAATTAGCGGCATCGAATAATTGTATGAGCCGTTTACTACCAAGTTTTTCTGGATATACTGTGGTTAATCCTCTGTATTTCGAACTTTCCTCAGCTTGATAATATCTATCTTGTTGCGCTGCACGTACCTTATCTAAATCTTCATCAGTCAACACTTTTTCATTGCTTTTTTGCAAATGTTGTTCTATAATAAGGGCTATATTAGACCTAGTTGTTCCGGTTGGGCCATTTATTGCCTGTTGCTGACGAAGACTAGGTCTGTTTTTATGTATATGTGCATATAATAGTGCTTTATTTTCTAATTGCTGATGATACCACTTTATATTTTGCCTTTCAAAAATAGACTTTACTTTGTGAACCTTTCCAAAATTATAATTTATATCAAACACGAATGGAACCTGTATTAAAGTTCCTTTTTTACCTAATATATCTACTACCACAATAACTTCATTATCAATAAATTTTTGTTTTCGCCCGTCATAGTTTTTAAAGATTGCTACAGGATTAGCAATGGCTCTTGGTAAATCTTTTAACACTTCTGTATCAATAGAATCTGCATGCTTCCCTTTTAACACCTTCGCTAATACAGAAGGTGTTATTTCTATATCATGCGCTGAAAAGCCTAACATTTGTAACACAATAGGTGTACTCATGAGTCTAACATCTCGGTTTAGTATTTCCCCATCCTTATAATGATCCATTACGGAGTTCCAGGCAATACTATCTTGCTCTAGTTTTACTTCCCATTCAGGTCGGCTATCCTTAAGAACGCCCATAGTATCATCCGCCTTTTGTGCATAATAGTTAGGATTACCGTCCGCATCAATATAGTTATTCCCTTTATAATCCTTGACTTCTTTTAGCATATCTTGTATAGTGATAGACAAAGATGGCGATTTCGAAATACTGCCTTTGTGCGGTTGGAAATTGCCATCTTTTTTTACTGCCATAACACTGTACAAATCAATTTTTAAAGGGTTTAACTGAATATTGGAAGAACTTTCTTCACCCACTATCTTAATTGTAAAGATATCATCGCCTAATTTAATCGGCACATAAAAATAATGATAGTTTTTTACTTTAGATTTATGCTTATTTTTTGCTTGCTTTTGGTTAGCTACAGATTCTACTAATACACTAGACTGCACTAACTCTTCTAATGATAATATACTTGGATTAAATGCATCTAATAGTTGTTTCTTAGGGTTTTGATTCCATACTAAATGTCTACGATTTAACTTGTTAGGAATACCAAACTCTCCTTTTTTATCTAGAGAGATTACGCTAGATTTAAACATTCCTTTCAAGTGTTGTTCTAGCTCTTTTTTATTTAGCCCTAATACAGACGAACTAGCTAAAGATGTCAAGTCTACTATAGGTACTGTCATATGTACATCCACATCCCTATTCATAGGTTGTGCGTATCCACTTCCTGCCACTTCTCTTGCATTAGCTTCTATTTGAACACGTTCCATATAATCTTTTGCTGTGAAATGACCATATCCAGCTTTCCTCATAATATTGGCCATGACATCTGCATGCATTGCCATCACTAAGGCACCCTCTTTTGCTTGACTCGCAACAGCAGGGTTGCCTTTTTTTAATTCTCCTACTAAGTCTTTATAGATTTGGTATCCTTCATCAGATAAGTTAGAACGTACATAGACATCACTATCTGCAATTTGGAACAAAGTATCTTTGATACTATCCATAGCTTCTAGGTCTTGTAATGCTTCTTCCATTTCGTTATAACGATTCATGGCAGTTTCCATAGCACTATCACTCATGACATCAGCATACTCTTGGGATAGTTGTTTCTTACCATGCTCAAAGGCAATCCGTCTACGGTCCTTATAGCTAGGTGCTCGATGGTGCATAGCTACATGGTCATCATACCACTGAGGTTTAGGATCTTCCTTATTATACTCCAATGCCTTATGCTCATCATGATAGGTCTCTCGATAGGTTTCTTCCATTTGGTTATACATATCATTAAAGACCTGTTTGATATGGTACGGATCAGTTGATACAACCATTTCAGCTAGGGTTCTTTCTCTATCACTATGATTTGAGAACTCTTTCATGATATCTTCCTTAACGGCTTCTATCTTTTTGGCATGCTCTCCTGCAAAATGTTCTTGATAGGCTTTTGCCCCTTTGACTGCTTGCTCTATACTTGCTACAGACATACCACCTTCCGTATAAAAAGTAGCCTTTTCCAACGCTTTAACAGTATCCTCTGTTATTTCTGTATTAAGCTGTGCAAATTGGCTAATAGGCACGGGGAGAGCTGCTTCATGTTCAATGGCTTTTGTAGCTTCTTCTCGTGTCACAATACCAGAGTTAATTAAACTTTGAATCGCTTCTTGCCCCTGTTGGGTGTCTACTAATTCATGAGCATTAATATATACAGTACCAATGCCTTGCTTATCTGCTGTGGCTTGAATAGTTTTAGCAAATAACTCAGGGTTCTTTTGTGCCAATGGGTTCACTTGACTTTCTTTAATTAGTGCACTGACTACTTGATTACCTCTCTGATTAATATCAGACTGTACGACCATGTCTTGTTGCTCAGGACTCAACCTATGAAAGGCTCTAAACTGATGTATGGTGTGTGCTGTACTACCAAGTCCACCTAATACACCAAGACCAACAACGGCTGGCACTGCATCTATCATGGCATTAATAGATCCTATACCGATATCTGCTAAACTATAATGCACATCCCCTTGTTTGCCCCACAGATTGGTCTGTACCTTATCATTGATATCCTGTAAGCCTTCTTCTAGTAACTCACTAGCACCAGATTTTAATCCAGCTTTGAAAGATTCCTTAGCAGTGGTAATAGCACCCTCTTTCATAATGGCAGTTTTACTTTGGTTTTCTATCATCTTAGTCAATACAGATACACCAGGCTTAACTGCTTTGATTGCTTTTACAGCCAATCCTAGTCCTACCATTTCAATTGCTGCATCAGGAAGAGAAAATACCGACGCACGAATCTTAGCTTCCTCATTACTATAAATTTGATTACCATTGGCATCTTTTTTATCGATCAAATCTAAATATTTCTGACCAAATGACATTTTTTGAATTTCGCTACCCAGTCCCAACCTAAACCCAAGACCAAATCCACTAATAGCCCCTGGAATAGCACCGACTCCACCAGCCATAGCACCTGCAGTAGCCCCTAATGTAGCACCTGCTGTCCCCTCTATCATGGCAGCAGACGCAATTTGTCGCCCCATAATTACGCCTTGTTGCGCTGTGGCGCCTGCAATAGATTCTATCCAATCACTTCCTTCTGTTCTATATTGACTAAGATTATTTTGCAATCGTTCAATCTCATGGTTTATCTCTACAATTTTATTAGGATCTGTTTCGTAAGCCAAATCTCTACCTTGCTTAGCTAGTAATAATTGGTCATTACCACTCCATATACCTTGTTGGATAGAATCCCATATACCTCTTGTTTGACGAACATTTTCTGCATGTTTTAATAACTCTATGGCTTCTGCTTCACTACTGTATTGAATATTGGAAAACTCTGGATACTCAGCTTTAAACGCTTCCATATCATTTAAAGTATTTTTTCTAATACTCATTTCTCTAGCTCGCTCAATAACATCATGTCCACCATTGATAAGTACATTAGGTGAGATGTCCAATGTTTTACCTATCTCTATGGCATCTTGTGACCAGTCCGCATCATTATAGGCTATCTTTCTATATGCCTTAGATAACGTGCTATTAGAGTTTTCAAACAAACTATCTAGACGATCACCGAAAGACATATTTCTTTCTTTTTCATCATCTACATGTCCAAAATCTTTTACATATTTGGGGTTATCATATGTTTTGAAACCACCTTTTCTGACATCTTCAGATGTTATACGTTGGTTATTTACCATTATTCGTCTCCCTCGTAGCTACTCGACTCTCCACTGTCATCATGCTCTCGTTTCCATGTATCAACATCAATTGATCTAATAATTTCTCCATCTTTTAATATATTTACATAATATCCACCATCATCACCTTTAACTAATGAAACATCATCACCATTATAGGCTCTTACTTGAGTTCTACTAATATTGACATGAACATCTGGCGCCCAGTTTCTTACATATGTATATTCTTTTTTTCGTACAGCCTCTACTAAAAATTTGACCATTTCCGAGTCTGATGGATACTCTCCGTATTCAGAATAATGTTGAGTTCTATATGCGGCTCCTTCTTCAGAAGCCCCTATCCATAAAGCATTCATATCTTTTTTGGAATACCCTAGCCTATCTTGAACTACGGACTTATATTGTCCTACGGCTGCACTAAATCTTCCTGTCCCTTTCGAACGATCTTCTAATGAAGAATACACTTTATTATAAAAAGAATTACTAAAAGATCGCCCTGAGTTCTTCATTAAATTCATGATATATTCAGAACTTTCACCTCTATCTATTGCCTCCATTATCATAGCTTCATTAGCTGGTCCCGCCCTTAATGCAGCTGCATCTCTTCTTTTTTGTTCGTTACTATAGCCTTCTATAGTACTTATCAATGCAACCTTAACATCAGGTGAATCATTAGTTTGTGATTCAAGTATATTCGCTATCTCACCTGGTGAGTAACCAGTTTTTTCCATTTGATGCGCCATTAGTCTTAAATCTTTAACTTTTTTTCGTACCTCTTCTTCATGCTCTCGTTTTATTTTTGCTTGCAACTGTGTAAACCTTTGTTCTGCTTTTGCAAGAAAATCTGCCTTTTCGCCGTCTGTCATGGTATTATAGTTTCCCATCAATGACTTAGTAGAATTTACATAATTTCGGATTGATGTGCCTCCTCCATTATCCTCTTTATCCCAAGAATAGTGGTTTCCATTGCCATCGATGGCATCTGGTTCTCCATTTACCCATCGTATGGCATTTTGTTCTCCTGCGAACCAACCTACTAATGCACCTTCAACTCCATATTTTTTGTAGTATCCTCCAAAAACATGATCAAACACCTTATCATAGGCATCAGAATCTTCCATTGGTCTATTCTCAACTCCAGCTTGTTTAGACCATTCTGGCCAATTATCTGGCATAATTTGATATAGCCCATACGCTCCAGATGGATTTCTTGCATTAGGGTCATTACCACTTTCATGCATTGCTACTGCTTTTTTTAGCGCTCCATATTCACCACTTCCCTTACTATATGGGTTTTCTTTTTCCAGCATATACAAAGCTGCTTTTTTAGCATCATTACCATTTTTCGCAAGAACATCTCTTAACTTAACTTCGTCTTCTAATACAGCATTAACCTTAAACTCTTTCGCTGTTTCTTCAAACTTTTTATACTTTTCTGGCATCATCCCTGCATCTTTTGCTACATCAATAATGCCATCGATTGCTTGATTATTCTTTTCAGTGCCTGCTACATGTAATACGCCTTGTAACAACTCTTCCGTAGCTTTGTCTTTTCTAGCACGAACAGCTTCTTCACCTTCATAACCATATATCTCATCAATCTTTTTATAAACGTTATCTAACTGGCTTTTAACAATATCCATCTTGGTATATCCTAATTGTGCCACTTTTGCTGAACTTGTAATAAAGTTTGCTACAGATACATCTCTATACTTATCACCTTGTTCACGCTCATGACTCTCCATTTTTGTATTATTCTGTAACCACGATTGGTCTGCATGTTGTAAAAACCCTTGCTGAGAACGTTTAAACTGTAATTTTGAAGATATATCCTCACGTATTTTTGCCTCTTCTTGGCGAAATCTCTCTGCAGAATTAGCGGCATCTTGTAATGTCGTATAGGCAAGTCCTGTTTTGTCGTTGTACATAAGGTCAGCAATGCGGTTATTATAATCGGTTTCCGCATTCATTTGTTGCAGTTTCATTTCAGTATCTATCTTTTTTAACTGCACATTATAAAGGTCGTTCACCCCTTTTTGAAAGGCTTGTAGACCACTAGCGATTTGTCCACCATAAGCTTCTATACTTCCGCTTCCTTGTAGTCCACCACTAGGACCTGTATTTGGTTTAACTTGCTCATTATATGATTCTAATCTCATAGTTATCTCCACCAATTCTTAACGCTTGAGATATGTTCTAAGTAGTTAGGCTTAACTGCTCCCATACCTACCGCCTTATTGCTTATAATTCCCTTCGGTGTAGTAAAGTTACTAAACATACTATTAGCAGATGTAAAACCATAAGGATTTGCATTACCACTTGCCCCTGGGCTAAATGTTCTTGTAGGACTCACATAGGAAGTGCTTATTGGGCTCTCTACTTTTCCATAATCGCTTAAATACGATTGTACTGAGGCAGCAGTACTCAATAGAGTTCCTAGCATTTTCATTCTTCCTGCTTGCTTAGCACTCTGTATTCCAGCATACGCATTAGCAGCCTGATTCCTATAATTCCATGTTTGTAATGCTTGTGAATCTACATCGTTTCTTTGGTTCTGTAAAAGTTGTAAACTATCCGCTACATACGAATCATGGCTACTATCCATCACATCCTTTACGGATCCCGTAGACATGAGACTAGATGCACCCGCTTCATTTCTATTTTGACCTAATGCTAATCGCATTTTCTCCGTTAGTTTCTTTTGTTCACGTCCTGCATTATCAGCAATTTGCTCTGCTTTTCGTTCACTCATCTTTGTATTGTATTCTGCTAGCTTAGCTTGATTTTCGTACATAGCTACTTGTGCTTTTGTTTCTGCTTTAGCCCCCATCATGCCACTAATCGCTTGTATCCCTATCATTGCTAAAGGATGCATGCACATACTATTCACTTCCTTTCTTTGGCAATGTAAACAATAGAAATCCGTCTGGTAAATTGGCTCCTTCTATAAATGTAGCGCCTAACCACCGTAACCAACGTATAGATGCTTTATTATCCTTGGATATACAATTCCATAAGGCTCCTTGTTGTTGCCACTCATTAATGATTCGTTTGCTTTCCTCTAAAAAGTATCGTTGATACCTTTTTACCTCTTGTAAGCGATAACTCCCTAAAAACCATATGCAATAGCCTAACCCTTTATAGTATTCGTCTCCTATCCCATAGGCCCATATAGGCGACTCTACTCCATCTATACATTCGTATTCTATCCACCATTGTGCACTGCATGCTGTAGATAATAAAAGGCCATGAGTGGCATCTTCTGCTCCCATAGCCATGCATTCTATAATATCAATTGTGCGTAGACGTTTCGCTAACTCTACCAAGTCTCCTAAGACTCTCTTATCATTCGCCTTACCACTGCGTTTTATTATTGTACCTTGCAAGTGTACCTCCCCCGATAGAAACATCTCGTACTACAGATAATAGGTTAAAAGGAAATGGATCATCGTGTAATATACATACGCTCGCATCTGTAGCATATCCTTTCCCCTGTGTTGGGATATTAATATTTACATCTCCCGTATACATAGTGCTACCATTTTGTATAAGACTGGCATCACCAATTAAATCCATCCCTCTATTGAAGGTAACGCCTACTTTCCCTCCACGGCTATTTCGAAGTCGTAATATCATACTATTACTTCGTACCGTCCGAGATTGGAGTGTTCCGTCTTTCATGTCCATATACACCTGTGGTAATACAATTTTACATTCGATCGGAATACCGATAACAATATCTTTCGCTACGTAAGGCAGTTTCACCGTGCCGTCTTGACCTACTTGCACCTGGTGTACATCAGAATGATTGAGTAATAGCACTACATCCATTCCTTTGAGGTGTTCTATTCGTATACTGGTTTGAGTATTGTCCGTAATAGCAATAGAGCAATCTAACGTAGTATAACTAGATACATCCTTACTATCTATTGGACTATCTAATCGTTCAATATATCGTTTTTCTTGCCCTAATACAGTCCGCTTCACTACGGCATACACACTATCTTCATTACCATTTGCTACAGAACAAATCGTTTCAAATACTCCATCTTTTGTTTCATGGTGAGCCCACCCAGTGACATCTTGCTCTCTAATGATTGTTAAAGCAATTAGTTTGCCATCGTCACGTACATAATACAGTATGCTATCTGGTTGTTGTGCGAATGTACTATCTACTAGACTATGTTGATTTACCAAATGTTTGGCTAATAATGTTAAATCAATTCCATTATAGTTATCCGATTCATAGGTATATCCCATGTCACGTACTGATGAAGATCTCTTTTGTACGTAAATTAGACGATTCCCTATATATTGTGGGTCACAGTTTGATGCCCCATGTTGAGTCTGTGAACGTGGTACTACCTTGGATGGTTTAATAGCTTCTGAACCACTGATAACCCATTCGTTACCATCGGTTAGTACGATTAAATCTTGTGCTGATATCATATGTACAATATTGAAAGCAGCACGACTTATAAGACCTAATGTAATAGCACTATCATCTGTTACATTTCCATCTGCTTTTTCCACTTCAAAATTAGGGTAATCACCTGTACGACTAAACCATAGTTTATAGGGATTTGATTTCGAGCCACCCAATACTAGTCTATCTTGGAAAAAAGTGCTCATTCTAGGATAGCCTACCTCTTTTCCCCAAGATGAAAGCTGCCATTCTGATGTTTCCGTTTCCTTCCCTACAGGTTTTAATACTTTTGCCTCAACTTCGGTAGGTGAAATGTATCGACTAATAACTACCATACCATATTGGTCATAGGGTTTGATTGTGAAATCAATGGAAACATCACCACTAGTAATTTCGCTTTGTATTCGTAATTGTGTGCCTCTATTAAAGCTCCCCGTTTCAGTAACATTGTAATCACCGTTGGAACTATATTGACGATAGTTTTCCCACTCTGTATTCTCCGTACCATCCTTCTTTTGTATCGTAATAGTTCCGTACCAGGTACCATGAGTGACTATTTTCCACTCTTTATCTGTATCGTCTGCATAACTTCCAATATCCATAGATTCATATCCGGGTACTTCATACTCATGTCTATGCCAGAGACGCCGTTCACTAACATACTCAGTTCTACCTGTCATCTTTTTTATTTCAGCTGGCATTCGATGCTTAATCTTAATGACTTGTCCTACCATGCCTTCTTTAAACATAGACTTTGTAGATATGACCTTGTTACTAGAACGAACATATTTTATTTTATGAGTTCTATCTGTATTTATATCGTCAAATGGTGGTGCCACTAAATCAAACAATTTAAATTCCCATTCATTACCAATTCTTTGCAACATATGAATAGGATGCAAACCACTGCAAATAAAGAATGTATCTGCTGACTGATTAAAATCTAACTCATTTAATATCGACTCTTCATAAGGCGTTGTTAATTCTATGCCTGTATATCTATCGTTTTTCCATATACGAATGTACAAGTGTCCCACTTCTAAAAAGATAGGTTCAGGATATACAAAACGTATGAGCCTCACTTTTCGATTCGGATACTTCGCTTCTCCAATAAACCTTGTTCCATTCCGTTTGCAAATACTACCGTAAGGACGTATGATGCAGTTTTTAGCCATCAGTACAGCACTTCTATATTTATCTAAATCACTTCGATTTTCTATCTCTGGTGATATTTCTCCTGTTGTAAAAGAGTGCTGTACTACATACATATTACCTGTACTCATGTTGCTCTCCTTGACTCAATGTATCCTACTGGCAGTTCTAAATCAAATTGGCGTTCAGATGAAACTATATTTTTAGCTTCTAATAAGGCGCCTTGATAAATTTGGAACTGTGACCGATACATTTCCATATTACCAACAAGAGATTGTGCTAAACTTGCTGCCAAGAATCGTGTAAGTGCTTCAATAAAGATAGGTGGAAATATATCAGGATCATTTACATCAACCACATAATCTACATAGGCTCTTGTCATATTAGTTCCAATCGCCTTTGTACTGCTATCTAGGTTGAACACTTCGTAATTAGGTATATCTTTTACACTGTAACTCGTATACAGTCCATTCCGTATTTCAGTATCTTGTATAATTCGATAGATTCGTAAAGCGTGCTCTGGATATAAATATGTGTGCCTATATCCCCCTGTATAAGTTTCTACCTGTATATTTGCTAATGGCTCCACACGTCTTGCAAATCCCCACATATATTGGGATAATACTAATCTTCTAGCATGATGATAGTATTGATTACAGATACGTGCCGTTTCATTGTCGTCATCTAAACTCGTAATAAGACCCTCTCCTATATGTGAAAGAGCCATATTACAGAGGTCTGTTTCCGTCATATTGTACCTCTTTCTATATATGAAAAGGACTACCCGAAGGTAGCCCTGTAGTTCATCTTATCGTAAATCAATATCTGGCGTTAAGGCAGCAAATAATGCATTGGAATTGATACTTGCACTAGCTGTTACTTTTAATTGTACATACCGTTTCAATCCGTATGGCAATAAGACCGTTAATTTAGATCCCTTTTTGGCATCTAATTTATACGTTCCTAATACCGTTGGGCTTGTAATCGTTACATTCGGTGGCTGTTGCCCTGCTACACGTTTCTTCAACAATGTAGACGTTGCAGAATCACTCGTTTGTAATTCCACCGTCAATTGACCAGAGGTGCCCTTTAAATTATTCATTGCCAAATATAACTGATTGTAGGCATCACCTGCTTTCACAGTATCTACTACATCAGAGTAAATGGTAGTTCCAGTTGAGTTATAACTTTCTTCACCAGGGAAAAATGTATTTTCAAAATCTGTAATCATTGTAATACCTCCTTGACCTATACATTGGCGATTGGGTCTTCATCAGTGCGAAGTACATCACAAGCTTTTACTTCAATACCTGCTACATAAAGTTTTGGCATTTCGCCCATAACCTCTTGACGTGTTACATGAATATTATTTTTATCCGTTAATGCTACTTCTAACGCTGTTTTAATCTCTGGTGGTACATATGCCACTGGTTTAATACGTCCACTATCTAAATTGCGAATACGCCCCTTCGCATAAATAAAGGATTCAATAAATTTTTGACGTTGAGAAGATGTGGCACTATCCAATTGGCTAACATCAATATTACGGATAGCCGCTACACGGCGTGGGTCTGCTACCATAAGCCCTACATCCCAACTAAATAACGTTTCTACTACTCGGAATTTATTTCCTTCAAAGTCAACCGCATCAGTTTCACCTAAATCTTTTTTAGTTAATCCTGCTTTAGATCCTCTAGGGTAAATCCCCATGACACCATCATCACCATGACATACAATCCAAATGGAGCCACACTTACCAGCTACGGTGCCACCCATATTAATATTTTGGTATCCATAGTGCGTTTTATCTGTAGATAACACATTATATCGTTTAGCTAAGCCATTAAACTCGCCTACATTGACATCTGTATCGCCGTAGAACAACATACTTGCCACGGTTTGACCAAAGCCTTCAATGTGTGCTGCATCTTCTGTTTGTCGAAAACGCATTGGGTCATTAGATAACATAAGCAACTTTACATCTACACTAGAACGGTCTTCAAGCATTGCAGCCGTATCTGTTACTTGTTTAGTGCTAGACTTGGTGTTTGGCACACCACGGTTAATCGCACGTACGTGAGGGTTTGGCAATGCCGTGCGTTGCGTTGTCAAGTTTCCAGTAGGTAAGTTACCCTCTTTGAAACGTAAATCTTGCATGATAGGGTTAGCTTGGTTTAACACCTCAATAATGCTATCAATTCCATCTTTAGAACCTTTATACCGTTTATGTAAATCCATTAACGTTAATGCTTCTGTACCAAATGTTGGCATATTTCATCACTCCTTTACTTCATTCGATATACATCAAAGTTTGTATTATCGTAAAAATTAACTCCAGAGCCGCTTCCTTGTCCACTTAAACGACCTGTATCTTCTGCTACTAGATCACCAATCATGGCAAATGCTTTCACAAGTGCCACATTATTCCCAATGCCATTCATCATAAGAACCTCTCGTAGATTAGGGATATCCTTTTCTAGATACTCAATTCCCGCTCCTGCTTTAGCAATGGTGGTATCAAAATTGGACCCTAATTCTTTTACAGTTTCTTCCTTCCAAGTTTCTGCTTGTGCCGCTTGTAATCCATCGATATGATTCAGTAAGGCATCTCCCATAGTTTGTAGATAGCCCATGCCAAACTTAGCAATTTGCTCTGCACCTTCTTGGGATACACCACTATTACGCAGGACTTCACTAAAGGCTTCCGCACTCTGTTCATCAATACTTTCACCATCGCTTAATAAACTTGTGAAATCATATGTTTCAGGCACACCTCCTTGAGGCTCTACAGGATTTGATGTACCTGTGGATTGTGTTGAGGTATCCGTTGTACTATTTGTGTTATCATGAGTATCTTGTACCTCTGTGTTTGGTTCTCGTGTCACTGTATTTGTGGATTCATTATCCATTTGACTCTCCCACCTTTCTTGTAATCAATTCATTAATACGCTCTTGATGTTGAATGTATTCTAGTTCTGCTAATTGCTTTTGCTCTATACCTTTCACACCAAGTAATGTGGCAATATTCTTTACTATATCTATGCCTACAGACCGTCTACCTTCATTAAAGAATGATTGAGAATTGCCTGTAAAAGTAGTCTGCATGATACAGCATGTATCTAGTAACCGCATGAGAAACCAACGCCCATCTTCGGTACCCAATACAGCTTCTAGCCCCTTGCGATCCCGATTCTGAATTTCCATCTGCCTAATCTCTCGAATGAGTTCGTCTTTCTTTTTTACACCATACTCTATCATTCTTCACCACCTAATCCTGGCATGCCTAGCCAATTTCCTACTGCTGATTGATTCGTATTCGCCGCTTCCGCCATATCCTTTGTCGCTTTCGCTAGATTAGGGGCTTGTTCTAACATCTGTTGCTGTTGCATTTGTTCTTGTTGTGCCATCATCGCTTGCTGTTCTTCCTCTAGCTTAGCTTGTGTTTCTTCATCACTAAAAGACATCGCAGCAGGTGCACCTAAATACTTGAAGTATTCATTGACAAGTCCAATCGGGTTAATTTTCGCTTTTACCTCTGGATATACTTGCATCATGTTCATGGCAAAACCAAATGCTTGTTCGATAGTGGTTAAACCTGCCAATTTTTGTGCTTGCGCTAATGGTGAGGTAAAGTCTACTTTAATTTCTTTATCCGATAACGTTTCCCTAAGTTCTTCTGGTATTGGTGGGAATATTTTCGCATCCGATAGAATAGCATACGTTCGTTCAATGACATTATTGAGGAACTCATATTGCAATCGTTCTACTACAGGGCCTAGTTGTTGTAACTTTTCCTGTGTACGTTCCATGACCTCCCGTGCCGTCATTTGACCACTATCTAGCTGTTCTAACATCAAGAATAGGTCTGCATTATAACAGCGCTTAATATTCTCACGTGTTTCCATGACAATTTCACCTAATGGTCCCAATTGCATGTTCACATCAAACAAGGGTTTTACCACATCATTAGGGTTATCTGTGGTTGTAATTCCTCCTGGAATCAGATTCACGTTATACGCTAGTGAAGAGGATACTTGCATTGGCGGCTTTACCATTAACTCTACCGCTCGCAATCTATCACTCATCAAAGTTTGCAACATCTTTACATCGTCATTGGCATACCAACCAGCACCAACGGCATAGGTTTCATTTCCTACTACTTGATACCTTGCTACACATACAGGAAAGGTATTGAATCCACCTACTTCTAAAAAGGTTTCTTCCCCTTCTAGCCAATAGTAGCTCCGATATTTCATATGCCGTTTACCAATTTTACCGTTTACAAAGTCCCGATTAGGTTCTACTAACCAATATACAGTGTATGTATCTGCACTATATCTGTGATTACGAAGTAAGTCTTGCATTCCAGGTGGCATAGATTCCACGCTAAACTGTTCTGCAATCTGCATTAGGGTCATCTCCCGCTTCACAGTAAATGTATCTACGATACCATTACCGCCTACACTCATGGCATAGGTGCCAATAGTGAACTGTTCTACACGAATACCTGTACGAGTATCTCTAAATATACCCATAGCGGCTTGTCCATAGGCTAATTCTTGGTACGCTTGGTAACAACCTATATAAAAATTACTCTTTCCAAAAATAGCTTGCATAATCTCATGCCGTTGATCTAAGACTGCTGACATTTCATGATTTGCCTGTAATCCACTATTGGCCAAGGTAAGTTTGAACCACTGTCTGCTTGGCGGTGTTAATCCACTCATAACTCCACTAGCAAAAATATCATTGCAATGTGATGCATAGCTATCTAACAAATGGCTAGTATCATAATCAATGGCTTTTCCATTTGTGTCATTCAGTTTACCTATGAAAGGTAACTGGTATTTCTTAATTTCACGCCATACTTTTACATGTGATTGCTGTGCATCGAATAAGCGCTCTACCTTTTGACTCACTTCTTTTGTATTGCCTAGGTCTTTAAATTTAGCTCCAGTAGGGGATCTAGCCAATAAGCTCATAGAATCACCTTATCCTAACTTATTACGTCCTGCATTAGACAATAATGTATCCGTTGTACGAGTTGAAGAAAACCCCCGTTTTTTACGTTGATTTTCTTTTGCCATCGTATCATCATCTACCTCATTATTTTCTACTGTAGGTGATGGTGCTGGAGGTTTAATCTCTGGCACCTCTGGCTTACTAACCCCTAATAATTTTCCTACAAATCCACCACACATAGTATCCACTCCTTTCCTTATTCTTACCCAAATGGATTATATTTTGTATTGGCCATTGGTGGTACTACTTGCGTATACATATCCTCTTGTGGCACTGTATACGCAAATGTAAGAGCTAAGGCATCTCCTTTATCTGGAGAGTGTCCTAATCGCTCTTTAATTTTGTCCTTACTCTCTAGTACAATACGGCCCCTAGTATCAAAACTATAGGTTGGCGTTGCTAAATCAGCTCGCAGTGAGCCGTCATCTGGCAAACTTCCTCCTTGCTTTATCCACTGAGCCATTTCGTACCACATTTCAGCACGTTTATTCACAAACCGTTCTGATTTCGATGCTTGACTTCCAAATGGCACTTCGATAATGTGACGGTAACCCATCTGCCGTAGACGGTCTATTACCCCTTCACCTCGACCAGCATCTATAAAGACTGCCCTAGGCTTATGCTCTTGGATAAGCCCAGCCACAATATTAGCAATTTGCATGTTATCTAGTCCCTTGTACCGCAGTGGCTTATAGGCAACTAATCCCTTACGTATTGCAATTGTGGTTGCATCGTCACCAAAACGTGCAATATCTACACCCAGCACGAGCGGACTATATTGAATATCTCGTGGTGCTACTGTCCGCTTCATAGCCATGTTAATATCATCAATACTCACCAATACATTTTCTGCACTAGCTGTGAAATCACAATATAGCTCCTGTCGAATGGAATTTTCTGTCATCTCGACCATCATTGCCTCTAACTCTTCTTTCGGTATGATCTGGCTATCATCAACTGTATACATACATGTATACCACCCCGAATTGGAATCTTCTTGTAATTTCTGTGCTTTTAAAAATAGTTCATAGAACCGATTTTGCCCTTTCGGTGTTCCTATAAATATAGCCCACCCTGTTCTATCAGATAAGGCTGGACGAATAATTTCATCGAACACCTCAGGTTTCATTTGAGCATATTCATCTAGCACTACACCATCTAAATACAACCCACGTAAACTATCTGGATTATCTGCCCCTCGGATATAAATTCTCGGTCCAGCACGACTCCTATGTTTAGTTGGTAACTCTACATATAACTCACTTTCATTCACCCGTATACCTGGTATGACACTGGTATAAAACTTCAAATACGACCAAGCAATTAGCTTAGCTTGCGTTCGTAGTGGTGCTACGTACGCATATTGTGGTGATGGTAAATTGTTTTGTATCGCCATTTTTATCACATGATTAATAGTGGCTACCGTTTTTCCAAACCTACGATGTGCGACAATCACATTAAAACGATGTGATTCTATAGCTGGATGTATGAAATCTCTCCATAAGGGCCTTGGTGTGTATGGAATCGTTATGTTAATCCTCTTCACCTTGACTCTCCCATCCAATGGCTAATTGTATAGCACTTCCATCTTTTCCTGTTAGTTCTGTTTTATCCACAGGTTTATACCCAGCTCTGTCTAAAAAGTCTTTTGCCACTGTTATTCTTTCTCGTGGTTTCGTCTTAGGATCCTTTAGGATTTTGCACATCACTCGGAAGGCTTCTTTTGCTTCAAATACAAAGGCTTCCCGTAACTCTCTATCCATATCATCCTTACAGGCTTGTAAGTATGCCAATACTTCATTATCCTTCATAAGGTTAGAGGCTTGTTGCTGAGCAGACTTTTCGCTATAACCAGCATTAATTGCTGCCTGTCTCATATTTTTGCATTTTAATGCCATATATTCTTTGACAAATCGTTTCCGTTGCTCAGTTAACATAATTCCTCACCTCCTAGATTTGAAATATTTTGGCATGAAAAAAGCACATTCTTTACAGACTATGTGCTAAAAGTCTTGGTTTGATGTGTATCTATGATTATGTAATAAACATCTTATGTAGGTTATGCCCATCACATACTATTAATATATCACACTTTTTTTCGATTTTGTCGCCTACTTTTTTGATATTTTTAAAACTCGATGTTCTACCATGTACAACGACATAATTTGTAACAGTTCATTAATCGCTGCATAGTAGACATCTCTTGTTAAACCCATTGCAACCATACAATTAATAGAGCGTTGTTTCCCATAATACTTGCGTTCACATAGTTCTCTTAGTACTGCATTCAGCTCACATTCACAAGACTCAACCGCTTCTACTAATCGTTCTGGATAATCAATATGTATTCTTGCCTTACCGTCAACAATATACACCTCTCGTAGTGGCGTTATATTTGACACCGCTTCTTGTCCTGTAGGGTCTTGTATCCATCCACCTCCAGCTTTCTTTTTTACTGGATCTAACCTAGCTTGTAAAACAGCTCCTTTTATATCTTGGTAGTGATACAAATACCACTCTACTTGCTTTTTTAGTTTTATATGCATTGAATCACCACCTTATCGTTATCTACTATTCCAAGCCTTTGCTGTGGCTAAATACTGTGGCTTATCTTCAAATGATACAGTAGCACCACAAACATCACATACCACCATATTATGTCGTACTCCCGTGCCTACACCAATCACTGTGCGCACCTCGGGATTCCGACAAAATGGACATGGTGCCAACCCATTTTTATAGTTTGCCTTTTTCTTCATAGGTTCTCCTAGGTGGTTCACTCTTAAGCCTTGCTTCACGAAATTTCTTTTGTTTTTCTATCATGCAAAGTCTTTCTTCCTCTGACATACGCCCATGATAGACATTCTCACAAGGCTCCTCACTTAGCAAATTATAGGCAATCGCCCTTTGTTGCGATACTCTGCTTGCTCTTTCATTCACTGCCCGATTCGTCTTAGCACAGTTTGGGCAATAGATTTGTCGTGCAGAGCCATCAAAGAGTTTTTCACATCGCTTACATCGTTTTATCATCCTAGCATATCCCTTTCGCTATCAAATGATTATTTGCTTTCAAAGAGTTGCTCCTGTGCTCTTCTTCCCTGTATATATGCTTTGGTTTCATTGAGCATTTTGTTCACTAGTGTAAGCTCCTTTTCATCAAGTTCTATCCAGTCGGTAATGTATTTAAAGCTAGCCTCTTTAGTAATCGCAGTTCCGCTAAATCTAACTTCACTTGGCATTTGAGTTATTTTTTCACCAACAACCGCTTCCATGTATTTGATTTCTAGACGTTTTACAATCAATATGACACCAAGAAATATATAGTCTCCTCGTTCTGATCTCATATGACTATTTACAATGCTTACCAATGCTTTCCAGGCGGTGTAAAATGACTCTCGTCCATCTTCTCGTGCCGTCATAGAGTATACAGATTTTCCGCCTGCATCATTTTCTTTTACATAATCAAATGTTTTTGTGCTACCAACTACAGCTATTTTACGAATGAGCATTGCATCACCTCCACATAACCTTAGTTTATTTCAGGATATTGTTTCTAATCTCATGCACCTGTGGTTATGTACATTTATTTTCCAGTCGAACCAAAGCCTTTATCTCCTCGATCTGTATCAGATAATTCTTCTACTTCAACAAGATTAATTTTTGGTGTGGCTACTAAATAGCCTTGCGCAATTCTATCGCCTTTATTGATTTGATAAGGAATCATGCCTTTGGTTTCATCATTGACATAAATAGCTGCCACTTCTCCACGATAATCCGAATCAATAACCCCCATCGAATTAGGCATACGCAATGGTGTATCCATGCCAATAGAGCTGCGTGGTACCAACTGCAATACAAAACCTTTCGGTACTTCTACAGCAACACCTAGTCCAACACGATATGTTCGTTCATCCCATACTGTTACATCCTCTGCTGCATAGAAATCTAACGCTCCACTCCCTTCTGTTCCATAAGTTGGTAACACAGCATCTTCTTGTACACGTTTAATCTTCATATCTACTGCTGTCATGCTTTCTTCTACACTCTCTGTGCCACTATCCGCTTCACTCAGCACTTCACTAACCATAGTTTCTGTTTTTTTACTTCCCTTTCCTTTTCGTTTTGGTTTTGTTTCTGTTTCTTCAACAACCTCTGGTGTTACACCTGGTTGTACTGTATTTTCTAATTCCATGACTAATCTCCTTATCCATAACAATAAAAATTTAAAATAACATGTAACTTTAGCTTGTATCCATAGCCATTCCCTCCTATTAGCACTCTACTTTGTAACGACATCGTCCACTCGGACATGTCTCATCGAACACAGGTACCTCTATATAAATCATAGCTACCCTTAGTTCACAGTTCTCTATATCGTCCCCCTTCTTTGTACAGGATAGGCAACTACCTTGTAAGGCATGTTCTGCTAATGTACTTAGGTATCCCTCTTGCTCCCTAATTTCCGCATCATCAATCGTTCCTTTTTGAACAATTTCTATATCATACCGTCCTATAGCCCTTACGATTTCTCGTTTTGCATCTTCATCTAATCCATCAACTAAATTAACCATTAGCTTATGCGCTAAGGTAGCGCACATATTCGCCATTTTTTTGTTTTCTTTTTCTAAATGTAGCGGCTCTATCATATCTCTCATAACCCTACTGATAAACGCCACTGTGGTAAAGTTCTGTTTATTTTTAGCATTAAAATATCTTAATGTGCCTGCGTTAGGATTTATGTTACGTTCTTGCTTTGTAGGCTTTACATTTTGTGCACCGATTAGCATTCACAATGTACCCCTTTCCCTCTATATATAAATTTATATTTCGCTCTGGACATTCACGTGTAGTAAATACTCCACCAGTTTTAGTAACGATATTCGCATGCTTACATGTTCTTGCTTTCTTATACTCCTTAGGTCGTCCCATGCCAACTCCTTTCTAAAATGGAATTTCTTCATCATTTTTGACAAACACATCATAATGACTATCTACATCTTTTTGTTTTACCAATTGTATTCCTACTCGATCTGCTATTACCTCTGTGATGTATCGTTTCTCACCACTCTTTTCATAGGATCTCGTTTGTACACTACCTACCACAATCACTGGTTGCCCTTTTTGTATAGTCCCTACTTCTTCTGCATAGGTCCATGCCACGACATTATGAAAGGAACTAATCTCCTTATCCTCTGAAATACGCTTATTCGTAGCTATCGAAAATAAACACACTGCCTTACCTGTTTTCGTGTACCGTAGTTCTGCATCTTTCACTGCATAGCCTACGAGTACGATTTGATTGTTTTCCATGCTAACCTCCTTTATGTACTACATCGTTCTACATGAACTCTATTTCTAGGTGTATTCAACTCTTTTGTTTTCCACCACTTTTGATTACTCTTCGGTTCCTCAATCTTTATGAGACGATAAAATCGATAGGGATATCCAGCCAAACTCACTCCCTCTACAATGCTATCTGTCTCTACATAGTATCCTTTCGGTGGAGTAATGGCTTCCGCCCAAGTGTTTGAATGCAATCGCTCTTTTTTTACTTTTGGTTTCTCTAAGTTTTGGCTTGATACCCATTTACGTTTAAAGCCAGTAGCCTCTAACTTACGATCACTTTCCTTAACAAAATAGCTTGCAATCCGAACCGCATCACGCCACTCACCTTGATAGGCTTCCTTTTTAGAATATCCGTGAGGCCATAACCCTTTTAACTCTTTTACCGTCATATCTTGTATTCGATTCACCAGAATATGAAAGTGTATCCTACGTTCTCCTTCGCAAGTGTAGATATACTTTAACGGTTGCCCTAGCTTTGTATACCTTCTACGCAGCTTTTTGATGAACAACGTAATATCTTTTTTTGCTTGCTCCAAAGTTGGTTCTATTTCATAGGTGAGAGTAATATAGAAATCTTCCTCATGAAAGTTGATGTCTATCAACATACGTAGCTGTGATTCTGCATTCTTTTGATTCTGTAATGCCATTTGTAGTGGCGTGACTTTTTCTTTCTTTTGTCGTGCACTTTGTTTTTTATACGTTCTTCCTGTATGGTAATCCGTGACTTCACACATCGTTTTTCCATATACTTTTTTTCGATATCTCATTAGCACCTCATATGGTCGAAAAAATAATATACATATCTAGTCAATACAAGGCCTTGCAGCCTTTTATTTTATTTCTAATATCTATATCATTTTTCTTTGAAAATCTACTATTTCTCTGTATTTCTTCTACCATATGTGGTATACTATAAATAAGGTTGTATCTACATATGGATATATGAGACCACTTAGTTCCCGCTAAGTGGTCTTTTTTTATGCGCTGCGTTCTGCTACCTTTTTCTTTAATACTTTCTTGATGGCTTTGGACTCTGGACCATGCACTACTGCATGATGGCAATACCAACATACGCAACATAAATTATCTAGATCATTCGTCCCACCATTTGAGCGAGGTTCTATATGATGAATCTCTTGTGCTGGATCTCCACAGATAATACAGCTGTGATGATCCCTTGCTTTTACTAAATCTCTCATCTTATTTAATTCATACTCATATTGATTTCTCTTTTTACTTCGTGCCTTTAACGGAGTTCTTTTTAATTGTGATGTTCCTCTAGATAAAGCAGTCTTTGCTCGTAATGGTGTTTTCCTCTGTAGTGGTGTTCGTTTAAGCATGCCATTCCCGTCCTATCTGTGATTCTACGATGCGTAACTCTAACTTTTTAATATTGATAGCTTCATCTACGGAACGATACATGACTCTTGCCTTATCTCGTTCCATTCGTAACTGGCTAACAGCCACATCCCCAATGACTAATTCACGAATCAATGAAACGGCTGTCTTTTTATCTCGTTCTTCTTCTATTTTTCTCGCCTTGGCCAACTTATAGGCACGTTCTGTTTCTGCTAACTTGATACCTCGTTCTTTCAATAAGGCTAAGGCTGTATTCAATTCACTTCGTAATTGCTGTAACTCTTGCATTAAATCTTGCATGTGCTCGCTCCTTAAGATGTTTTTGATGACAATCTTTACATACTTTAATAACTTTTCCATCCTCACGAATATATAACCCACCATTGTTAGCGATATCCAAACCGCACTTAATGCATTTCATTTTCTTCATGTTCTGCCACCTCTTTTGTAATAGCTTCGTAATATTGATTTTTAACAGGATACCGTTTTTCGATACGAACCTCTTCCGCCACCACATGAACAACCTTAATCCCTTGCAATAGTACAGATTCACGTTCTTCATAATGTTCTGCTATGCGCATGTATGTGAGTGCTACACCTATTACAATCCACATTAATAAGGACATATAGATATACTGTTCATTACGAGGATCAACCACCCAACAGATGACAGGACAACTACCTGCTATTAACAATGCGATTTTTAGTAAGGTGTTATCCCGTATATCGACTAACCAAAGATACTGTTTGCCAATCCATTTCAATACTGCCTTTATAGTTTCCATTTTTCTTTTCCTTTCTGTGATATACTAAATTAAAAGCGTACTTTCTGCTAAAGAAATGATATCTCGTAAGTCATCTAACGGATCAACTTTGTAAACCATTCTCCCTTCTTCCCAATACTCAACGATAGTTCTGTTCGGGAAGAGGGGATTATTATTTTCTACATAGGTTAATTTTGTTATAGTCACTCTTTCAGCACTAATAAATGTTTTTGAATCAGCACCTTCATCAGCATATATCTCATGATTTCTCATAGGTACACCTCCATTGCCCCATGGATGTTTTTAGATACTGACATCTTTCACAATGCTCCATACAAATAATGTTATCCACCTGACTACAATGCACATAGGCTCTAGTTTGTTTATCTCTTTCATCGCATATGGTGCATATAGTCTTTTTTTGTTTCTTAATCATTGCCAAGTAACCTCTTCAAATACGATTGCGATGGCATAATTCCATCTGGTGTAACCAGGACGATTGTCCGTTCACGCCCAATATCATCTCCACGTAGGTAAGCTAATAACCGTGGTTTGATAACTGAGTATGTATGTGTATTGGTTTCACGGTTATGAATCACCTCTACATACGGTAAGTCTCCTGATTTGCCACCAGCCATTAACCTTGCTTTCGTATACCCTAAAGCAACCGCTGCTACATCTAATGGGGCAATATCTGGCAATAACTCTACACGATCCATTACATTGTCCAAGGCTTTTAACCTAGTCATTAAATCATCCATGATGTACTCCTTTCACAACTCTGTTATGTGCTCCCAAAAATCTTCATATCGCTCATCTTCTTTACCATGCACTAACTTCCAATATACCTCTGCTTGACTCATCATTTCTTTCATATTGTATGTCATCCAAGTTAGCTTTTCGTTATGCCGTGCACTGAGTTCTTTTTTTACCATTTTGTATATTTTTAATGTTTTTTCTGTCATCTCTAATTTTTCTTGGTAACGTGTTTCAAGAAACTCTTTTTGCTCTGGGGTCAGAGATTTTGAAAACTCTTCATACCCTGTTATTTTGTTCATTTATTTCCACCCCCTTACAACAATTCATCTATATTACACTGAAGGTAATCTGCTACTGCCTTTACGTTCCCCACCTTGGGGTCCGATACTCTCCAGTGGGATATGCTCCCTACTGAAAGTTTTGCAGCTCGCTCTAGCTTGGCAATGCTGACACCTTTCTCCTTACACTTCTTCTTAATGTTTTCGTATAAATTCATGATTCAACCTTTTTTGCTGAAAGTATTCATTGACTTATAGGCGTTTCCATGCCTATAATCAAACTAAATATATTTTCTTGCTATAACCCCATTACTGGGACGGAAACGCGCCTTGATAAATTTGGAACTGTGCTCAATACATTTCTTTTAGAATTACTTCCCCATTGCGGGGACTGAAACATTGTGATTTCTGCTCCTTACTTTGGGAATCTTGGATCACTTTCAAAATTCCCTAACTCTAAATATGTTTTTGCTTGAGTGAAAGTAGCCAATCCTAACTTATATGCCAATAATTTATCCGTTTTTTCTATCTTTTTTATTATTTGCAACTCGTCCATTGCAGCCACGTGCATGCTTCGTAGCCACTCATTTTGTTCTTCTGTTAATCCTGGTAACATATTCCCTCCTGGTAAAGTTTTGCTTCATTTATTTAGTTATTACCTAATTCTAGTTATATAACTAGAATTTAATTCTAGTTATATGCCAAAAAAAATATAATCAATTGGTATTTCATAGGTTTCGGAAATCTTCTTTTGATAAAGTGCATTCACGAGATGTGGGGCTTTTTCCCATTTTAATAATCTATCTTTACCGATTCCAATAAGCCTAGATGCCTCCATAATCGTTAAATTTGCATTTACTCTAGCAGCTCTTAAGCTAATTTGAATATGCATAATTAACCTCCTCTCATTCAATCTTTTATTTTATAACTGAATTGTACTAGAATATAATTCTATTGTCAAGATTTATTTTCTAGTTTTATAGTTTTATTGTTGCTTTTTTCAGAAAAATATTCTATTATATGCATATGAAGTATATTATAAAAGAAACTAGGAGTTTATATTATGCCATTATCTAATGAAGAAATCAGAAAGCTATTTAGCCAAAGGTTATCTCAGCTCATGCAGAAACATAATATAAATCAAGTTGAACTATCTAAAATTTTAAATGTTACAGAATCTACTGTTGGTAAATGGTTACTAATGAAATCAATCCCCCGAATGGGGATAATTCAAAAGCTGGCTGATTACTTTGAAGTAGGAAAAAGTTACTTTTTAGAAAAAGATATTTCAACCGATGGATATTATACAGATCCAGAAGCTGCTGCATTTGCTGAACAAGCTAGAACTAATCCAGAAATCAGAGTGTTATTTTCTGCTTCAAAAGATTTAAAAAAAGAAGATATGCAAGACGTCATAAAATATGTTGAATTTTTAAAATCAAAATATCAATAATTTAAAATTATTTTAAGGAGTTGGTCTTAATGATCGTTCATATCGTTAGTTGTAATTTAAGAAATGCTAATGCAGTACTTGTAAGTTCCAATGATTTTGATGTCTACACGATTCTTGTTAATAACTCTTTATCTGAAGCAAGACAAAAAAAAGAGGTCCTCCATGAACTGAGACATATCATTCAGGGTGACCTCTTTTCTCATATCAATGTGCAAGATATTGAAATAATAAACCACAACTCCTCATCTGCTTTTGAAGATTATCAAGATATAAATTTTTATTGGCATGTCGTAGACTACTAGAGAGAGGCGTTGTATATGTCTAAAATCGTAACAACTTTCAGTGAACGTCTAAAGGAAAGTTTAAAACTAAAAAATATTAAGGCTATAGAACTCGCTCAACTATCAGGTATATCTAGGGGCGCTATCAGTTCGTATCTATCAGGTCGTTGGAAAGCAAAACAAGATAATATATATCTTCTTGCAAAAGCACTTAATGTAAATGAAGCATGGCTCATGGGATATGATGTCCCTATGGAATCCGTACGTCCACAAAATAATTACTCTACCTCTTCTCCATCTCCTGGCTGTATAGATGATCCTAATCATATAGAACCGAAGCCTATCACATACTCCCCTCAACAACAAACTCTACTTGCTGAAACCGCTTCATTTACCGATGAACAATATGATAAGCTATTTGACTATATTAACTTTCTTAAACTTTCTAAATCATCTTAGATACTAAAAAATAAAAAAATCCCCACTCCAATAGAATGGGGACATAATATACACAATATGAGTGTGTATCACAATCAATACTATCGTAAACTTTATAAGGAGATAACATGGAAAACAACATTATTTTTAAACTATTGGAAAAAAGTCAAGAAGCGTTTATTTTAGCGATTGAAATATATAATAAACCTACTATCAAATATCGTGTAGAAGGCTTCAGTTTTTTTATCTGCAATGCATGGGAACTACTTTTGAAAGCGTATCTACTTTCTAAAAATGACTCCATCTATTATGGAGATAATAATACTAGAACTTTATCTTTAGAGGGATGCATTCGTAAAGTGCTAACTAACTCACACGATCCATCACGCCAAAATTTAGAGAAAATTATACAGTTGCGTAATATCAGTACCCATTATATTACAGAAGAATATGAATCATTTTATATTCCATTGTTTCAATCCTGTGTTCTTAATTATACGAATAAACTTATAGCATACTTCGATATAGATATCACTGATAAACTTGGCGCTAACTTCTTGACTCTATCTGTTAAACTATCTGATATTCAATCATCAGAAATAAAAGCTAGATATCCAAAAGAGATATCTGATAAACTGTTACACACAAAAGATGATATTGATAGTTCTCTTCCTTCGGATGGTAACTCGAACTATGCAATTAAAGTTGTCCATGATTGGGCTTTGGTAAAACAACCAAAACATGCAACCGCCACCTTCTGTATCGCAAAAGATGCCGAACAGTCTACATACATTATGAAGCAACAAGTTGACCCTCAAAAACAATACCCATTTAGACAAAAACAATGCTTAAAGTTTATTAATCAATGGATTGAAAAGAATGCTATTCGATTTATATCGCCTAACACTCCAGATACAATTCCTAGTAAATTTAATAGCAATCATTTTGAACTGTTCTGCAAGTTTTATAATATTAAAAATAATCCCAATTACACCTATGCTTACACTCTAAATTCCACTCCCAATTATTCGTATAGCCAACGACTTTTAGATTTCATAAAAGCGGAAATAAAAAAAGACCCCGAACATATCATTCAAGGGTTAAGGGATTCATTAAAAAAATAAGCTGACCCTAGGGGCTTGGGATTTCTAAGATTATATCCTACTCCCATTCGGGAACCCAGCCTTGCTCCTTCACAAGTCAACTTTACTATAATATACACCAAAATATTATTTTTGTCTACAAATTTTATCTTTTTCTCTTGACTTTATACCGTATATACGGTATAATATAAATATAGAGAGGAGGTGAAACAATGAACATTGATAAGAATGATATTGAGTGGCTCATCGGATGGTTAATAATGATTTACTTACACTACGATAGCAAAAAGAAAAAAGCCCCTAAGAAGAAATCGACCAAGAAATCTAAAAAATAGGGACTTAAGTACAGGCGGAGGCGAAAGCCTCCCAACCTGTATGTATTATACCACAAAGGAGAGATATAATGAAACGATATTTACCAATGATTGTATTGGCAATTACTATGACTTTTATTTTTGATTGGGACAAGCATATGGTTGAAGTTGCTTTATTCTATGCTGTTTGGGGTTTTATCATGGGAAGGATGTGGAAATAATGAATGCCTTAGATGAAGTATTAACACTAGAAGAAGCAGCCGAAGCTTGGGGAAAAACTACGGATTCACTTCGCCAAGCCTGTATTAGTCGTAATGGCAAGCCTGCACGCTTTCATATCGGAGTAGAGGCACGCCAATCTAAACGTATTTGGCTAGTAACAAAGTCAGGCATGGTTCGTTTATACGGCGAACCGCCTCAAGATTTATAA